AGGCACGGTATTAACATTTGGGGAAGCGGTGGCGAATTTAACCAGTATATCAGACGCAGGCGGCACCGCTGACGTAGTCGATGTAACAACTCACGACACAGAAGGAAACTGGCGGGAGTATATCCCCGGATGGGTGGATGGCAGTGAAATAAGTTGCGAAGGAAGAATGGAAACAGACCAAAAGGCGTTAATGCCTAAAGTGGGAACGTTGCAAGCCGATGCTACAATCAGTTACCCTTTTACGGCGGCGCTAATTATGACAGCCGATATGATTATGACAGAATTTCAGATTACCGCTGAATACGAAGAAGAAATTGCATTCACGGCAACATTCAAGATCAGCGGAGAACCGACATTTCCATCATAGTAGAGGGGCGATAGCATGAAAAGTTATCCAATTGAGTTAGGCGGCAAGATACGCAACCTGAGATATGGCTTCAACGCCTTTGTAGCCTTTGAAGAAGCCACCGGTGACAGCATCATGAACATCGGTGGGACTGTTACTGTTAAAATGTTAAGGGCGTTAATTTGGGCCGGTTTACGGTGGGAAGATAAGCACCTGACTGTCGATGCTGTCGGTGACATGGTGGATGAATACATGGAATATGGCGGCGACTTGGAAACGTTGATGAAATCTGTCACCACCGCCATTGAGCAATCTGGATTAGTGAAAAAAGGTAAAACAAAAGAAGAACCGGGGGAGTAAAAGCCCGGTTCGCTGATTATATGCCTGAATACTTGCAGAGCGGGGCAATAATCGGAATCCAACCGGGCGAACTTTGGCAGATGACACCGGCAGAACTCGGGTACATGGTGGAAGGTTGGAAAAAACAGCAGGAAATCCACGACAGGCGAACAGCACAAATCTGTTGTGCATTGTACGAAATCAACCGCAACAAGAAGAAAAAGCCGACACCGTATAAGATAACTGATTTTATGCCGGGCGGTAGCGGTAAGCAACCGGAACAGACAGCAGAACAGCAGGCGGCTTTCTTAAAATCAAAGTTTAGGAAAAACTAACACCGAAGGCAGGTGATGAAATGGCTACAGATGTGGGAAGTCTGGCGGTTACGCTGGATTTAGATATGGCAAGTTTCGAAAAGGATATGAAGGGATTAGAATCGAAGCTAAAAGACGTCGGTAAAGGTATGCAAGACGTAGGAAAAGGCATGACAAAGTACGTTACCGGCCCAATACTTGGNGCTGCCGGAGGCATTGGCGCGCTTGCGATAAAAGCGGGTAATTTCGCCGATGAACTTTTAGACNTGGAAGCGGCTACCGGTATCAANACCGACGCCCTACAACAATTTAGAGAAGCCGAGGTAAAAGCCGGCGTATCTTCTGACAGTATCGCCGGAAGCATTGAGCGGATGAACCGCCAAATGCGCGAAGGCGGCGAATATTCAACGGGCGTAACGAGTGCCGCGCTTGACATGGGGGTAGCACTTGAAACAGCGAGCGGGCAGGTAAGGGATGCCAGTGATGTGACCCGTGACCTTATGCTGGCGTTATCGGACATAGAGGACCCACAAGAAAGAGCAAGAAAAGGCGCGGAAGCCTTCGGGCGTGACTGGGAGAATATCGCGCCAATCGTTGCGCTTGGCCGTGACGAGTTGGAAAAGATGCACGATACCGACGTCATCAGCCGTGAAAATCTTGAATCAGCAAATGATTTCAGGGTTGCGCTTGACGAAATGAAACACGAACTTTCACAGGCGGCAATGGAGGCAGGGGCGAATCTTGCGCCGGTCATGACAGAACTTGCCGGGCTGTTCAGCGAAAAGGTTGTACCAATTATTGTATCGTTGTCTGAAAAGCTGATAGAACTTGCAGAATGGTTTGCAAATCTATCACCGGAAATGCAGGCGATGATCGGGATCGCCGTTGGAATTGTTGCGGCGTTAGGGCCGTTCCTGCTGATACTCGGCAAAATCATCGCCACCATATCGACATTGATGCCGCTGGTAAAAGCCATCGGGGTAGGAATAGCCGGATTATCGGCACCGGTAGCCATCGCCATTGCTGCCGTTGTGGCATTAATCGCCATCGGTGTTGCGCTCTACAAGAACTGGGAAGAAGTCAAAGCCTTTGCGGCAAACTTGCGTGACAGCCTTGCAAATACATTCGAAAACATTAAATCGGCTATATCCACTAAAATAAACGATACAAAGGACGCAATCACCGAAGGCATACAAGGCGCCTTAGACTTTGTTACTGGCCTTGCAAGTACATTTAAAGACGCAGGAAAGGGTATTGTTGAAAGTATTACCAACGGGATTATGTCCGTTATCACTAAGCCGGTTGACGCAGTGAAGGATATGGCTGGAAGAATCAGGGATTTCCTGCCGTTCTCGCCGGCAAAAGACGGACCGTTAAAAGACCTGAACCGTTTAGACTTTGGCGGGCCAATCATCGACAGCATTCGGCATGATGTAAGAGGCGTACAGGGCGCAATGGCGGGTATGCTATCGCCATCGATGCCGAGCGGAGCAGGAACCGGCGGGGGTAGTGCCAATATTATCGTAGAACTTGACGGGCGAACCATTGCAAAAGCAGTGGGTCAACCATTAGTAGATGAAATCAGGATGAAAACGGGGATGAGGATATGATACGACTGACAATATCAGATCAACCGGAGAAATTGCAGATCGGAACCCTCGATATCGACAACCGATTGGAGGAGCGGTCAACCGCTTCTCTTATCGTGGTTGATAACATGTTTTTATCCGAATTTCAAAAAGGAGAACCGGTATGGCTTGGGCTGGCAACAGAATCAACGCCACCGGAAAGCGGAAACTTGTTTGGATTGGCTGAATTTGGGACTGGCAGCTTTTCTGGTAGTTGGCAACAGTACGACAACCTTTTTGCCGGTGTAATCGAATCGGCTGAAAAGCATGTTGAAGCAAGAAGCGTCAGGCGGTTGGTTGAAGTTATCGACTTAACGGATATTCCGGCCGGATCCGATGTGTTCGGGTTGGCTGAATTTGGTGAAGGTAGCTTCAGCGGGCCAACGGAACAATATCTTGATTTTGGCAAGAATTACATTTATGTTGATGATCCACCGGTAACTTTCTGGCAGATAAGGGCAACCGATATGCACTATGCGGCAGATAAGCGTTTAGCGGCAAAAGCCTACCAAGATGAAGCGGTCAATGATATTGTGCTTGACCTATACACCGATTATCTGGCAGGCGAGGGTATCGGTTTGGGTCAGATTGATTCCGGAATCGTGGAAGAAGCCGTTTTCAACTATGTGCCAGTATCGCCAAGCACTTGACGCACTGGCCGAGCGTGTTGGCTATTGGTGGAGAATCGACGAAAACAAAGACCTGTATTTCCTGGACCGTGGCACAAACACAGCACCATTCACAGCAGACGGCGGCGTGATGCTGGATGAAAGCATCAAAGTGGAATCCAGCAACCCAAAATACCGTAATGTTCAGGTAGTACGGGGCGCAAGGGACATAACAAGCGTACAGACAGAGATACAAAAGGGCGACGGTGAAAAACAATCTTTTGTGGTTGGCTATCCTATAGCAAGGGTGCCGGAAATTGAAGTCAGCATCGGCGGCGGTGCATGGCAAGCGCAAACAGTAGGGATAAGAGGCGTTGAAGAAGGAACCGACTGGTTTTGGTCCGGCGGCGACAACACCATCACGCAAGCATCAGAAGATACACCATTAGCAGAAGCCGACAGAATCAAAATAGAATATCGTGGTGAGTTTCCAGTTGTCATTATCAGTCGGAACCCTGGAGAGATTGAGAGCCGGAAAGAGATAGAAAACGCCGGAACAGGTTTTGTAGAAGAATCTATCAACGATAACAGCCAATCGACTAGGGAAGGCGCATTCCAACTGGCGGCGCAATTGTTGGAAAAGTACAGCACCATCGGCAGAACGGTTACTTTCACAACGAGGCAACGGGGGCTGTTGCCGGGCCAGTTGACAACCGTAGAGTTACCGCGGTACAAGTTATCTTCGCAAATGCTGATCGAATCCGTACAGGAACGGGACGAAAGCGGAACAGAGATGCGGTACCAGGTTAAGGCCATCGAAGGACCGGAGCAGAAGTCATGGGCGAACTTGTTTAGGGAACTACTCAAAACAGCACAACCAACAGTAAGGGTAGGCGTTGGCACCGGCGAATCGTTAATTTTACCGTACCAATTTGAAAAAACATGGACAGAAGCCGAAGAACCGAACATCTTCACGGAAAACTATCCAACAGTATCAGGATTAACGCCAGCGAATGACTTATTTCCATCTTTTGAACCGAACGACAGGGTGTTATATATCGAAATAAAGGACGGCGCAAGCACGTTGCAACGAAAAGCCATCACGCAAACGACAACCAACGAAGGCGAAGTGTTCACCATTTCCTTTATGTCGCCAGGCGAAGGGAACGGAACCGTTACAAATATTGAATGGTACGGCGGCGTTGATGCCGGTATAGGCGAAGGAACCGGCGTTGTGGTTGACACGCAGGATAACAGCTTATCACAGGGCGCGGCACCGTGGACGAAAACATCATCCGAGTCATGGCAAGTGGAAAAAACAGATTTGAGGTGGAGTTAATGCCTTATAATAAAGTTAATTTTGACGAACAAACACCGATGAACAGCACGAATCTTGACCAAATGGAAACGCAATACGACGAAGTGTTGAACGATGTTGGGGCTAATATGGCAGATAGCACCAAACCGTTAAGAGCGAGGGTTGTCAGTACATTTCCGACACTGGCAGACGGTAGCATTATCTATCATACGGGCTTTGCAAAATACTTTTACGGTTCCGGCAGCGCATGGAAAGAATTGGCAGCACCCGGCCAAAGTCAGGCGGTGATCGAATGAGTTTTGAACCTATCACATGGATAAATGATGAAACATTGATAACGCCGGCAAGACTTCGACACATGGAAACGCAATACGAAGAAGCGATTGCAGAAACGGCAGGCCCTATGCGTACAGACACAAGCGAAACGTTAACCGCCGAAAAGCTGGCAACGGAACCCACGGGCGCAGAAGCAAGAATTTATTTCAACACGACAACCGGCCAATTATGGGGCCATGACGGTACAGCGTGGCAGGAGGTGGGCGAATAGTGGGATATACAAAAACAGATTGGACAACGGCGACCATTACCGCCGCAAACTTTAACAAACTGCAAGAGCAATACGCTGAGGCTGTCGCTGATGCAATCGGTATCAGGGCAGAAGGTACCGCAGAACTGCGTGCCGAGGTGGTGACCAGTTTTCCGGCACATCAAACCGGCAGAATCATTTTTCATAGTGGATTGAAGCGATTCTTCTACAGTACCGGCGCAGAGTGGCTGGTTGATCCGAAAGAAGCCTTTTATGGAGACGCACAAAACGGCGTTTTCAACAGTACCGGAAACGCAACATTTTCCAACAACTTGGGCGCAACTGTTATCCGAAACTACCGCAATTTTACGTTAAACAGCAATCACACCGTCACAACAGAACGCGGGTGCCGGTGTCTTGTCATTAGGTCATGGGGCGACATCACGATCAACGGCATCATAGACTTGGACAAAAAGGGCGGTTTTGGTGACAGATACATCACCATCGGCGGCACACAATACGACCTACTCGGAGGCTTGGGCGGCGACGGCGGCGGTCATGATCCCGGCGTCGGCGGCGCCGAAGATAGCGGCCTTAGATCAGCCGGCGGTATGCGTGGCGGCGGTGGGCGCGGCGGCGGTGACGGCGGTCTTGGCGGCAGAAAAAACACGCCTTTTTCGCTATCGGGAGGATTAACCGAAGGTGGCGCAATATTTGAAGGTTCTACAAGTTACGGAATACAGCCAGAAAACGGCGAAAACGGCGTTGGCGGCGGTGGCGGCGCAAGCAAGGTTCAGTCTAACGGTGAGGCAGAAGGCGGGTTCGGATCAGCCAACAACAGCGCAAGAGCCGCAACAGGTGGCGGCGGACAAACAAGAATCAGGAATCAACCCTCCGGATTTTTTGCAAGACCTGTCCCGCTAACAAGCCCGCAACCACCGGCAGGAGAAAGCGGCGGTGGAGTTTTGATTTTGATAGCGTACCGAAATATTGTCATAAACGGTCAAATTCGAGCAAGAGGAAGCGACGGCGGCGACGGCGGGAAAGCATACGATGGACAGTATAATTTCGATAGTCAGGGTGGCCACGGAGCCGGAGGTTCCGGTGGGGGTAAAGTTGTCGCGATTCGGAAGGGAGCCTATAATTTTGCAGGTCAAATTATGGTTTCAGGCGGTCAATGTGGCGGCCCGGGCGATGGCACCGGCTTTCCCGAATCTGGCGATGATGGACAAGACGGAAGCATTTCAATACACCAATTATAAAAGGAAGGTGATAAAATGGCTTTAACGCAAATGTATAACGCAAAAGTGGGAAGCCCAACAACAGTCATCACGGGCAACTTGACAGCATCGACGGACGTGATTCCGGTACAGGACATAGCGGCATTAACGGACGCTCCGGGAATTGCGACACTTTTAGACGGTAGCGGGAATCAAGAAGTTATTCTTTACACTGGCATCACCGGCAACGATTTAACAGGCGTTACAAGGGCATTTGAGGGTACGGCGCAAAGTTGGCCGACAGGAACATTTATCAGCAGAAGGTTAACGGCTTATGATGTTAATACTTTAAACTCAAACGTTGAATCACTTGACACGGACTTAACTGCGGCAGAAACAACATTGGCCACT